CTCGTAGACACGAAGTACCGAAAGGTATGGGACACTTGAGGTACCGAGTCCAGCCGAATGGCAAGACTAGGTTCTATGCATCTCCATATCCTGCCGTGCAGGAACTCCTGAAACCTCTAGGCGATCTCGTATACAACCTACTGCGCTCTGCGCCGTGGGACTGCACCTTTGATCAAGATGCAGGTATACGGAAAGTCCAAAGGTGGTTAAGTGAAGGGAAAAGTTGTTCGTCTATTGATCTGACGAGCGCAACTGATCTCTTCCCACTTGAGTTTCAGGTTAATGCACTAAGCAAGCTTATGACCTCCACAACCGGGAGGTCACACGTTTATCACGCGTCATTAAAGAGGCAGCTGGAGCTGTTCACGTTCGTATCACGGGGAGAGTGGTTACTTCCCAATGATATGTGCGATGCTCTAGATTTACCTCGCGGATCCACACGACGTTGGAAGACAGGCCAACCCCTTGGCACGTACCCCTCTTTTGGGATATTTGCCATTGGGCACGCAATGCTTGCACTACGTGCTTGCTTTGAGGTTGGTGTCGACGCAATTGAAGCCATGGGTTGCTTCGTGATCCTAGGTGATGACATAGTCATCAACAGGGACGACGTAGCAAATCGATATCAGGAACTTCTTGATACCCTCGGTTGTAAGATTTCATACGGAAAATCCGTATTTCAATCGAACACCCTAGCGGAGTTTGCCGGTAAAATTATAACAAGGACTGAAGCTTTCTACAAGCCTAAGTACTTACCTATCACCGATAAAACCGTTGTGTCTCTTGTAGACACTTTCGGTCCTAAAGTGGTTAAAAGTTATAACTTATTCCAACGGGCTATTGTTTCACTCCCACGCCCCCTCGGTCGAGAGTTGAACCCTGACGGGTACACTCTTGCACAGAGGTATACGTGGATGATGCTTCTAGAGTCAGGTGATATTGACAAAAGAAGAGTTGTGGGCCCCTCTGACGCTTTGCGTCGGAAGCTTGAACTGAACAATATTTCAGATCGACCAGATCTGAATGTATTTTGTGATTTACCAGAGGTGGTTGGCTTCTTCGGGTTTAAACCTGGGAATGCCGACTCCTCGTTCTTTGAAAGAACACATGAATTGAGAGCGATCTGGCGATCGCTACCATATTATGTGAACCCAAGGGGACACTGGAAATACTCACATTATACGTCCTCGTCATGGACAAGGAAAGCTCGACAGATCCTCCCATCTTAGTAGGATAGGCCTATCAAGCCAGTCTATAGCCCCA